ACAATACTCGTTGATCCGACACCGGCCGGAGGAAAGGTGGCGCGCGTCCATGCAATAACGCACCTGTTCGAAGAAGGATTGATATGGCGCCCAAATACAACCTGGGCAGAAGATATGATCGACGAAGCAGCTATCTTCCCCCGGGGGCGCCATGATGATCGCGTTGACGCTCTTTCCCAGTGCCTTCGTCACTTCCGAGAGCGTGGGATACTTTACCGTAAGCAGGAAAAACGTTGGCATGACGACGACATGGCGATGCTGGCGCGCAACCAGGTCGTGCCGAAACCACTTTATCCGGGGTGATGTAGGATGAAACGCCGCCGAGTCACCCCCGCCATCCTCCCGCCTATTGAGGGTTATGTGGACCAGAACTCGCGGATGACCTACCTGAAGCAGAAGATCGCGGCGCAGGGTCGGATGGATGCATTCGACGCGCAGCCCCAGGAAATCCGGGAAGTCGCATGGGCGACGCAAAGCCTCGTTGACGCCGCCTATTTGGTGCGGCGAGGCGTTCGGAAGTTCAAAGACGCCGAGTTGGCGGTAGCGAGGACGGGATGTTGACCATCAAGCAAGCCATGATCCAAGGCTATAATCATGCCATCCGAGGCGGCGTTGACCCTGCACCGGAGGCGGCGGCGCTCCTGTCTCGCGCCGAGATAACCGCCGAGATCGCGCGGATGGCGCCCCTGCTGGACCGGGACCACATCAGCCGGGTCAGGACGACGTTCCTTGAGCGCGTCCTTTCCTTGACGCCCCCGACGTAGCGGCCTATAATGATCTCCGGTTCCCTGCGTGCCGCTTGGGGCCTTATTGCGACGTACCGCGCCCGCGCCGGGTTTGGGATCGCCGCCGTGAGGATGCCATAGTGGCAAAAGCGGCGCGCAAAATCCTGACCGATGACGGCATGGAAGGCGTCCTTGATGACAAGGGGCGCCTCCAAATTTCCACGCCCGAAGGCGGTGTCATCATTCGGACGGACTGGCGGCAGAAACGAACGGCGACCGACAAGCACGGCGACAATCTGGCCGATACGTTGGACCTCAACAAGTTATCGGCGCTTGCCGATGATCTCCTGCGGGAGATTCAGGCCGACGATATGAGCCGGCGCGAATACCTCGAAAGTCTCGGCAAAGCGGTAGAAATGCTCGGCACCAGGGTCGAGGATGCCGCTTCCGCTGCCAACGACACATCGGCTCCGGTCGAGGGCACCAGTACATTCCGTCATCCTCTATTGCTGCAATCCTCCATCCGCTTTCAGGCCGACTTCGTGGCTGAGTTGCTTCCTGCCGATGGCCCGGTCAAGGTCCGTGACGACACCCCGGAGCCACCGACCGGGGCGCCGATGAATCTGGAAATCCCCGGTGCCACATCTGCCGATCTGGCAATGGCGTTGCAGTCTGATCTCAACCACTACCTGACCGTGACGGCCAGCGAGTACTACCCAGATACGACCCGCATGGCGTTCCGAGTTGGACTATTCGGCTGCGGGTTCAAGAAGGTCTATCACTGTCCTCTCCGCAAGCGTCCGGTATCGGAATCCATTGATGTCAATGACTTGATCGTTGACTACAATGCCACCGATCTGCGTAATGCGGCGCGTGTTACCCATCGGATCAAGATGCGGCACAACATTCTGCGTCGCATGGTCAAAGCCAAGATTTACCGGGATGTCGAGCTTGGACAGCCCGTGGCGAAGCAAGACCCATTGGAGGAAGCTGAGGCGAGAGCCGCCGGTCTGACTGCATACTCGCAACTGCCGTCCGACCACCTCCACACCATCTATGAATGCTGCACCGAGCGCGATATCGAGGACGATGACTTCAATCCATACAGAATTGTTCTCGATCTTGATAGCCGGCAAATTCTGGCTATCTATAGAAACTGGGATGAAACCGATGAACTGAAACTTCCGCGCGAAGAGATTGTTCCGTATTTCTATATTAACGCCCTTGGCTTCTACGCCCTTGGTCTAGTCCACGTTCTCGGTAATACGGTTCGGGCTTTGACCGCTGCATTTCGAGAGTTTATCGACGCCGGGATGTTTGCCAACTTCCCGGGATTCCTATATTCGGATGATGTCGGCAAACAGATCACTAACCAGTTCCGCGTCCCGCCGGGAGGCGGCGTCCCGATCAAAACCGGTGGCAAGCCGATCGGTGAAGTCGTATCGAACATGCCGTACAAGTCTCCCGATGCTGGTTTTATGCAGTTTATTCAGCACATCGAGGAGGCTGGACGGGCGTTGGGCGGCGAGGCGTCGGTGCCGCTTTCCGAAGGGGCTGCCAACATGCCGGTCGGCACCATGGTTGCCCAGATCGAGCAAGCCCTGAAGCCGATCAAGGGCGTTTTCAAAGGACTGCACCGCAGTCAGGCCGAAGAGTTTCGGCTATTGAAGCAGCGGTTCCGCGAAGACCCCGGAGCTTTATGGCGCTTCAACCCAAAGCCAGCCCGGCAATGGGAAGAAGATGAGTTCTTGTCGGCGTTGGACAATAGCGAACTGGTGCCGATGGCCGACCCCAACACCGCCTCGCAGGTCCAGCGGATTGCGGTGGCGTGGTCGATGATGGAACTGGCGAAGACTGCTCCCTATCTTTTCCACGAACGCGATACGGCGTTGCGGTTCATGCGGATGGTCGGCATCCCCGACCCGGAGGGTGTCCTTGCCAGCCAGGACGAAATCGACCAGGCCAAGGCTGCGATGAGTCAGTCGCCCCCCGGCAAGGGCGACGACCCGCAGTTGACCGCCGCTAAGACACAACAGGCCCAAGCCACGGCGGCGTTGACGCAGGCGAAGACTCAGCAGGCATTGGTTGAGGCGCAGGCGATAGGGGCAGAAGCACAGGCGAACCTTCAAGAGAAGCAGACTGAACGTCAGTTCCGCGCCACTGAGATGCTGACCGAATCGCAGGAGCGCGATGCTGATCGGCAATCCCATCTTGAAATCGCCCAGATCAACCAGCGTAGCGCCCAACAGAAGATCGGTTCCGATCTGGCGAAGGCCGGGGCTAAGAACAACACAGACAGCGAACAAGCAGCGATCCAGCGTACACACGAGGCGGGTATGCAGGACAAGGACCACGCCCACGCCTCCGGCATTGCGGGCCTACAGGCGATGACTCAACAGGAGAACGCAAATGCCTAAGTGGGAACTTCCAAGCGACATCGTGCCAATCTTTCCAAGGCCCAGTAGTTGGGCACCTGAGATGACGTTCGAGATCCACGATGGTAAGTTCATGATCTCTGTCGGCGTGCGTGACTATGGACTTAACTGTCGCCTTGGCTTTGCCGCAACTGGAAACTCCAGAGAGGACGGCGATTGTGTTCGCAATCTCTTTGAGTTGATGTGGCAGACCCGTGAACTGGCGAGGCTAGGCCGAACCGATCAACTCAGAAGTTTAGGAGCGTTAAAATGACGTTCGATGAAATTCGCTCTGCCGCCAAGGAGAGCCACGACAAGCGCGCCGCCGAACATCGCGCCAAGGGCGGTCGCGTCCTGACCGCCGTCGAGGACGAGAAGGCCGACAAGAAGCTGATCGCCAAAGTTCTGAAGAAGGACGGCTTGATCGGCAAAGAGAAGAAACACGGCGGCGAGATTGAGGGCCGTGCTCGCGGCGGCAAGGTCGATCGTCCCGGCAAGCACGGCGGCAAAACCGTCGTGAACATCCTTATGCCGCCCGGCGGTGCCGGCGGGGGTCAACCTGTGCCGGTTCCGGTTCCTTCGCGCCCTCCGATGGGTGCGCCCGCTGTGATGCCTCCGGGCGCTGGTATGCCTCCTCGTCCCATGGGTGCTCCCGTGGGCGGCATGGCGCCGATGCCTCCTGGTGCGCCTCCTGCCGGGGCGATGCCGCCTCGTGCCCGTGGCGGCCGGATGACGGCGGGGGCGCTGAGTGGTGAAGGGCGGCTGGAAAAGGCCGAGGGCAAGCATTGATCCACCCGCGAATCCTGGATCATCTGAAATCCCAGATCGACGACGAGATTGCCGAGGCCGGCAAGATCGTCGTCGGCGGGGGCGCTGCCGACTTGGCTGATTATCGGCAACGGGTCGGCTACATCAAGGGCTTGGAACGCCTCCGGGCCATCATCATCGACTTAACAGAAGACAAGGAGAAGCGTCAGTGAAATCAAGTTCTGCGGCGGGCGCCCCGTCGCTAGTGGTTCTGGGCACGCGCTCAGAGCAAAAGAGCGAAGCCCTTGGGCACGTTGAGAACCCCGACGAGTTCTTCGCCGCTGCCAAGGCAGAGATTTTCGCCGCCGTTGGCGATCTCTCGACGATTACGCTCCCTCTCAACCGCATCCTACTCGCCGTCTGGGTCCGACCAAAGACCCGCAAACTAGCGAACGGGTTGGAGATCATCATCCCCGACGCGGTGGTGAACGAAGACAAGTGGCAGGGCGTTTCGGCGTTGGTGCTGAAACTTGGCCCCCACTGCTACGAGGACAACGACCAAATCATCTTCAGGGCGGAAGACCGCTGCGCGGTCGGTGACTGGGTGATGTTCCGCCGCGGCGAAGGCTTCCGCACCCGCATCTGGGGTATCGAGTGCATCGTCATGGACAGCGAGCGTGGCATCAAGATGGTGCTGCCCCGTCCCGACGCGGTGTTTTAGACCATGAGCGAAACCCAAATCCCTAAAGCCCTTCGGGTCAACCCGATTACCGGCGACGCGCCTGGTATCCGTGAAATCCTCGAACGGCGCAGCGAGGGTGTTCCCGATACGCCGCCCCCCACCACCGATCCCACCGACAGGCCGGCGAAACCGGCGCCTCCTGCTGATGCCGCCGAACAAGCCGCGGCTGAACTGGCGCGCTGGAAGAACCGAGCCGGTGAGGCCGATCGCCGCGCCGAAGAAGAGGCCCGCGCTCGGCAGGCGGCCGAGCAACACGCTGCCCGCGTGGCGCAGGGTGCCGAGGATACCGGCTTTACTGCTATCGTGACCGCCCTTGGTGCCGCTCAAGGCGAGGTTCAATCTCTCAAGTCCGAGATGAAAACAGCCGGCGAGGCTGGGGATTTCGGTCGAATTGCCGAGATCACCGAACGGTTGGGTCGTCTCGGCTTTGAGGTCGGGGAACTGGAGCGCGGCAAGCTGCAATATGAACAGCAGCGTGGAACCAGGCTTCAGCCGCCCCCACAGCAACGGCCGTCGCAGCCGCAGGCCGGCACTGCCACCGAACGGGCCATTCTGGGGGAATTGCGAGCGCCGAGCCGGGATGCCTTCCTTGCCAGCCGCACCGACGCTACCGCCGCCTTCCTACGCGAGAACCCACAGTTCTTCACCGATGAAGCGGCGTTTCGGCGCATGACTGGAGCCGAGGCGTTGGCTCGCGGGCGCGGCCTCGCTGTCGATACTCAGGAGTATTTCGACCTCATCAAACAGGAGGCGGGCGTGGCCCAGCCGGAAGCATCTCCCACCTACCGGCCACCCGAAACTCCGGCCACACCATCTCCGCGCAACGCACCTCCCACCGCCGCCGCCCCAAGCAGGGAAGCGCCGCAGCCCGGCGGCAAGGTTCGGCCGGGCGATGTGTACGTCAGCGCCGAGGACAAGACGGCAGCCGAGTGGCTGGGGGTCGATCCCGCCGATTACGCTGCCGAGAAGCAACGCCTCTCCGCTCGCGGAGAGTGGCCTTATAGGCGTAGGTGAGGAACAGAATGATGATAAAGCAAGAATCTCTTCGCGAGCCGCTGCGCGATCCTCTCCGCGCTGGCCCCGATTTCGACAACATGACCGACGAGGAAATCCTGTCCTTCCTGTCCGAGCAGAAGGAAGGCGACAAGTGGGCCGTTCCTCGCCATCTCATCCCTGACGGCATGGTCTATCAGTGGATCAGGTGTGACGTTTACGGCAAGCCCGACAACGCCCGACTGGCCGAGGCCGAGATGCAGAGCTGGCGATCAGTGCCGGCCCGGCGTCACGACGGCCGCTTCATGCCCCCCGGAACCGATGGTCCAATTATCGTTGACGGCATGATGCTGCACGAAATCCCTGAGCGCGTGAATCGCCTGAAGCGTCACATGGCGGCCCAGGCGGCATCGGCTCGGGTCCGCGATATGAACGACCAGTTGATTTACGCTCCGCCCGGAACCGCCCCGCGCGATGCCAACCCGAAGACGATGCCGGTAACGCGGCGGGAATCCGGAGCCATGGAGATACAGGTGGAATGAGGCGTCTAAAAAAGACACTTGAACCCCGGCAGGAACGGGTATAAGGTGCCCGATGCCTAAATAGGCAACCGCCATCGCGCCGATGGCGGTCTCCCTTGGATCGCTTGGCCCCGAAGCTCGGGGCGCAGGAATGGTCCTGACCAGGAGACCGCCAGCGTGGCGAACGTCCAGTTCCAGTTCGGCTTTCAGCCGTACGGTTCCGTTGCCGGCGCGACCCCGAGCTTCGGGCTGCGCCGCCGCACCATCGCCTACAACTATACCACCGCCCTGTTCCGCGGTGACCCTGTTTACAATGAGGGCACCGGCGGCAACATCGTGATCGCCCCCTCGGTATCGGGGCAGATCGCCGGCATCTTCTGGGGGTGCGAATATCCTTCGAACGGCGGCCTCAGGGCCCTTCCGGTCAAATCCCAGTATTGGCCCGGCGTCTCGCTGGGTGCCAGTCTGTCCACCGCGACCGTGACCGCGTGGATCATTGACGATCCGGATGTGCTGTTCCTGGTTGCATCTCTCGGTGCCTCGCGGACTCTGGCGCAATCGGACGTGATGAACAATGTCGAGTTCAACGCTGGTGCCGGC